TAAATAACTTGTCGTAGTGACCTAATGCCCGTAGCAGACATAAAATATAAATCTTTTCCTATTGCCTGTATACTGTCTCTAGCTATACACCCAATACCTTGTATAATTTGTTCTATACCTAATCCCGGACTTCCTCCCGGAGAATCTGGGTTATTGTAAATTACAATACTGTTACGTAAAAAAGCTACTAAGTAATGGTCAAAAGACGATATAGCTACTAGCTCATCGTAACCATCTTTAATAGCAGCAAAATTACCCATTACGTCAATCTCGCCGCCTGAACTACTCCAATCTGTTTCATCTAACACAGCAGAGTAATTAATAATGTTTTGACTTGTTCCTGTGTGAGACTTTTGCGCCCATACTCTACCAAAAGCACTGTGTACTAATCTTCCTGTAGGAACGCTTCCATGTTGCGGGCTAATAGCTGCAAAGTTTCCTGACCCGCTTTTTATAATTAAAGCAGAGCCTTCGTTAGTAGCTATAACTTGGTCATCAAAGTTTACAAATTGAGGTCTAGTGTTAGCAATAGTTACGCTACCTTTGACTGACGTAAAGTTATCAAAAGGAGCTGTATCTTCGTAAATGTTGTTACCGCCGTAAGCACTAACAGAAAGTAATCTTTGGCCCCCTGAGTAGTTATACATAAACAATGTATCTACTTTAGGCTCGTACTTAACTTTTACTCCTGCTCCTCCTGCAGCCGAAGCTGAGGTTGCGGTACCTGCTGTGTAAACGTAGTAGCTGTCAGCATCAATCTTTGTTAAAGTAAATCGAGTATTAATTTGAGCTGCTGTAATACCGTTAGTATCTGCAGCTCCGCTAATAGTTACAAAGTCTCCTGTAGACTGTCCGTGAGCAGTGTCTGCTATTGTAATACGACCTGTAAGCCCTGCAGTTGTAACTGTTGTAATAGGATTACTTCCTAACGACTCGTATCCTAAAGCGTTAGCATGTCCGTTAGTTAATACGTCAAACCCTTTTCTGTTGGTTAACCGTCCTGCAGAGTCGTAAGCAATGTTTTCTGCTACTTCTGCAAAGACAGGAGCTTCTTGATATGTTTCCCCTTCAAAGTTAAGGCCGTACATACCTGGAGCGCGAAGAACTAAAGATTGTAGTTGACTACCCATTACTTAGAAATCTCCGTAAACTATCCAATCACCGCCACCTTGACCCTGCCATTTATGGCTTTGTTCGTAAGCTATAGCATCTCCTAAAGCTTTTTCGTAAGCTCGCTGTACTTCAGAGCTTAACTCTCCTTCATCTTCACCTCGCTCTCTTATAGCAAGAGCTAAACCTCGTAGGTATACTGGATACCAAGGTACTTTAAAATAGTCTGTATTACCTGTTAAATCGTCTTGAGGCACTACGCACTCTACAGACATAGAGTATGTTCCGTCTGGAGTGTCAAAAAATACTATTTGAAGTGATTGTTTTGCACTTACTCCTGATATTGCGTAAGAGTAAGGTTCTTGATTTGTTCGTGTACTTAATTGATTTTGTTTTCTTACAAATTCGTAAGGTCGTGGTGCTAACCTAACATCAGTAGTAGTGTTGTACACGTCTAACACTCGACTACGTTGATTAGTGTAAATGCCTTGACTTGAGTTTTCTAAATCGTAAGAACTTGTGCCACTGGTAGTTGTAATCGTAATAGACTCTTGTAAGCCTATCCAATCAAACGAATCTTCTACTTCTCGTTTTGCATCGTTAAGTAATCGTACAATCGTATCTGTATAAGACGGTGCCCCACCTGTAGCAGTTGTTGTGCTAGTTATACTAAGCACAGCTTGGTCTCTTAAACGAATAAGAATCTTATTAACAACGTCTAATAATGTGACTGCAGATGACGACATTAGATTCCTCCTTAAAAACGGGGGCTTTCGCCCCCATTAAATTACATAACGTCAAATGGTATGACGCGAACACGCAAGGTTGCTGAACCTAAGTCTACTGCTCCACCAGTATTATTTGCTAATACCGCCGTAGCTGTGTTTGCAGCCGTAACTGCTACACTTAAAACTAAGTCTGCAACATCAACAGATAGAGAAGCCATAGCAAAATCACCTAAAGCTGCTCCAGGAACAGTAACGTCTACAGCTACCTCGTCCCCGTCTGCTATGCTTGCTGCGTCCCAAGTTGCCGAAACAACTGGAAATCCTGATAACCTAGACATAAGATTAAATCTCCTAAATAAAGGGGGAGGTTTTACCCTCCCCGTAGGTTATTAAGCAACGACAGCAATCTTAATGCCAGCATCGTTTCGTAGTTCACCTGTACCGTACAGAGTGTCAGCAGTGAACAAGTCACCTAACCACTCTTGCTTGTACTGAGTTTGAGTACGAACAGACATTTGCTCTGCAAGAACTAACGCTGATTTATGAGCTAACAAGCAAAGTCTAGCGTCCTGAGAACCTTCAGTATCTGTAGGACAGTTAGTAGAAACGTATACAGGTACTCCGTATACATCACCGACTAAACCGTTACGGATAGAGTTTCCTGGGCCAGCTTCACCTGTGAACGCTTGCTCAGTAAATCGAGCAAGACCAGTTAGATTCTTTTTCTCCACTGGAGGGATAACAAGGAATCTATCTGCCATAGGAATGTCAGCATCGTCAAGAGTTTGGATTACCTTACGGATACCTGCATCAGCTAAAGCTGCTGCGTTGTCATTACCTGCGTTGAAAGCTGTGCTTCCATCAGAGCCAATAACAGTACCTGCAGTACCAAAATCAGTTGTAGTTCCTGAAGATACAGTGTTAGCTGTACCGCCAGTTAAAGCGTAAGATTGCAACCAAAGGTGCGTATCTACTTGCTTAGCTAGTGAGTAGCCAGCGTCATCAGTGTAGAAAGACCTCATGCTTGACAAAGCTTGCTTATCTAGGATATCCTCTATTAATCGAGAATATTCGTAGTGCTTGTCAATAGATATTGTAAGCTCAGTATCTGTTGCAGTAATAAGCGTAACCGCTGTTTGTGCTGCTTTTGCAGAAGCTGCACCGCGAGTTGGCTTAGGAATGTGAATGGTGTCACCTTTTTTACCTTCGTGGTTCATTCGGGTAACTAGATTTGCGAGTACAAGATTACTCTTGTATGCCGCGATTACTTCGTCCGACCACAATTCAGGGATAAATTTCGCCTGAGTGGTAATCGTCATATGATTAGAGCCGAGGGCCATAACCTATTCCTCCTATAAAAAATTAAAATTAAACTTGGATAAATTAACGAACTCTGCCTTCTGCGTATGCTTGCATAATTTCTCCTTGTAGTTCATTGTATCTCTGNGGGTCATTAATCTTCAGTCGCACTAACTCAGCTCTACGATAAATCGTTTTGCTAGATGATGCTNCTGCGTCTTGTGACGNNCCAGAAGATACAGAAGAAGCAGCCTCAAGCTCTTTNTCTTTTACAGCTTGACTTTGTTCTTTCTCCGCTTTCACTTGAGGTTTTTGAACAGCTTTGTACTGTGTAAACAGTTCGTCAGCATAATCAAAATCTCCGTTACTTGCTTTGACCCACATATCTTGTCGCGGAGTGCTTTCCATAATCCACTGTTGAAAACCTAAGTCATTAACAACTTCGGTTAAATCAGGGTGTTTGGCTTGTAACCGTTGTACTGTAGAGTCTACCTGCGTTTGAGATAGATTACTCTTAACGGGTTCTAAAGCTTCCGCAACTACCTTGCGTACCGCATTAAGCGGGTCGTTATAAAAGTCATCTTCAGAAAGAGATTTCTCAAGAGACTCTGTACGTTGACTAGTGGCATCTTCTTGTAGATTTTTTTGAATTAAACTGTCAGTAAGTTTACGAAGTTCTCCAAGCTCATTACCTTGTCGTCCGTATTGCTGTTCAAGATTAACGTAAGAGTTAATGATGTCGTCTACACTTTTCCCTTGAAATTTAGGGGGTAGCTCTTCAGTTTCTACGTTCTCAGTAGGTTGCTCTTCAACTTGTTCTTCTTCTGATTTAAGTTCTTGTCCAAGGCGTTGAGTCAAATCTTCGACGTTATCAACTTCGTCAAAGTTTTCTTCTGCCTCTACTATAGGATTTGTCGCCATTTTATTTCTCCAATCTTAACCTTATATAAGGGGATTAACAGGGTATACCTAACTCTTTCAAGTTATGGTGGTTAGCTTTTCGGTGTCTCCTAGCCCATTTATCGGCAGCAGTCGGAAAGCCAGTATCTATGCCAGGTAATGAGAAGTTCCCGCCTGACACAATTTTTGAAGCAGTATTAGCACAATCTCTGCACTTAACTGTTTCTTCTTTAGCCCAATACTCTCGTACTAGCCCACAAGAATTACATTTGTAATCATTCAACATCACTTTGTACCTCGTCTGCGCCTTCAAGCTCTGCTTGTAAGACGTTCTCAAACTCAATCATTAAATGTAACATTCCTAACGAACCTCGCATTTGCCAGAAAGCTTTTTCATCTCCGATTGCTAGTACGTTATTTTGATTGTTAAACATTTCTATTAAACGATTACGAATTAAATCCCAACCCTCTGAATGGAGAGTTTCTATCATCTTTTCGTATTTTTGTATTTCACTATTATCCACTATTCACCTCGTATTATTGTCAACATCATTAGTGCAAGCACTTCTTCATCGTCCCTCTCTCTAATCTGTTGTCTACGAAGTTTCTTAAGTCGTTCAAACTTTAAATCTTCAGAGACAGTTCCTGCTAGGACATCAAAACCAAAAGCTCCAGAACTCCAAGCTTTTCTTCCCCAACCTTTCCCCGAATGTTCTAACTGTTCAAATGACATTTAATTAAATGGCCCTAATATCGAAATAATAAATGTAGTCATTCCTGCTATAATTATTACTGCACCTCGAAACAATTTAGCGTTTAACTGTTCTAAGTGAGCTTCTATTTTTTCTAACCTTGCAAATATTGTTTTGTCTCTTTCCGCACATCTAGCTTCATGCGCTTCTACCCTAGTAATACAATCAAATATATGTTTTTCTAAATCCATGCTACTAATCTGCAGCTTCGATTGTGTTACCTGCCTCTACCCAAGCTAATACAGCTATATAATCGTTGTTAGCATTATCTAAAGGAACCCAAAATTCTTTGTTGTCTGTGGTAATAACTTTAACATTAATATTGTTTCCAGTTATTCCAGTTGTATATTGTGCTGATGCTATATTCATTTATAACTCCGCCGTTGCTATAATAGTAGAACCACCATCTTTATCTCGTAAATACATACCTTGCCCTGCTGTTAAAACTGCTGAACCTACAGTTGCTTGAAACGAAATAGTATCGGCAGATAATTCAGAAGCCGCCATAGCGGTAGTATTTTCTACTAGACCTAGATATTGAATCTGAAAATCTGTTGCGCTAGAAAAAGCTAATGTCGGTGTTGCCCTCATATGTACAGGCAAATCTCTTGCAGCATACATTGTAGTAGTTGACCTAGCAAAACCAGTACCAACTCCAGCGTTAGTTGCTGGTGCAATTTTTATGCAATATCTTTGACATGCAGCAAGTTCTTGTGCAAATGATTTATGCTCAAAGTCTGTAGCTGTAGAGCCTTCTTCAAGCTGTACGCCAGTAAGATACCAAGTAGCATTTGCAGTAGTTAAAAACGCAGTTGTCGCACCTGTAGCTGAATTATAATCTGCCGCCGCCCACTCACCTGCTGTCCCTGAATTTGTACTACCAACACCTAAACCCCATACAATTTGCATACTTCTACTTGTATCTGTAGCCCACGTACCAGTAGTGTCTCCAGCAATAGTTATAGACTTGCGCTCCCAAGTGTTTGCGCTTGAAATAGAATAAGTAAACGGGTAAGACCTATTGTCAGAACCATTACCTAACGCACCGCCATGTGTTCCAGTAATGCTACTTCTAACATAAAACGAAAGCGTTACAGTTTTTGCGTCACTTCCTCCAAAAGCAAATCTTGCGGCATCATTACCTTCAAGCCTGTAAATAATTGCAGCCCTATCTCCAGATGCTATAGAAGCGTCTGCAACTGTATTTGTAGCTTTTAATGATTTATGAAACCCTGCTGGAGCTTCGCTGTCTTGGGCTACAGTTTGTGTGCCAGCATTAGATACAAAAGCAGTAAATCTGTCTGGTTTTGCTGCTGAATATCCTGATAGCGTTGTCGTACCACCTTTCTGGTCTACCATCATAGCTCCGTTTTGTACGGCATTTCTATTAGCTATTTGACCAGAGTTTATGCTCGTAACTGTAGTTAACGCTGGTATTGCACCACTACTTGCAGTTAACGCTCCTGTAGTAAGCGTACTACTGCCATTATTAATATTTCCAAAATTAGAGGTAATACTACCAGCGTCTAAAGCTCCAGTGGTTACAATCGAGCTAGAACCTGCAACGGCAGATGCTCCTATATCTGAAAGGACTTCTGAGGTGCTTCTGCTTTCTAATCCATTAGCAGTAAACCTTGCGTACTCGTCATCGGCTACACTTGCACTATCAACTTTTACAGCGTTTGTATTTGATATGCCAAAGGTTAAAGATGCCTGACCGCCAATATCTGATAAAACCTCACTTGCTGACCTACCTTCTATAGAAGTACCAGCAACTCGTAGAAAGTCATCGTCTGCTACGCCAGTTGTAAATACGGGTACGTTAGTGTTACTAATCCCCGTAGATAATGTGGCTGTAGTAGTAATTGCTGTGCCGTTTAAAGTCATAGCGTCGGCTTCCAGCGTCCCGTCTATATCAGCATCACCAGAAACGTCTAAGCTTCCGGCATCTAACTCTCCTGTAAGAGTTACGTTACGAAACGACCCTATATCTTTATTAGCGTCAACAATTACTGCTTTAGATGCAGCGACTGTACCTGCTGTAATTCCTTCTAACGCATCTACTTCAGATGCAAATTCTGTAACTGCTGCTCCAGACCCTGCTCCGTCAGCGTATATAATTTTAGTATCTCCGTTAACAACACTAACATTAGCTCCAGAGCCTTGAGAAAACGTAGCAGTCTGTCCACTACTGTTAACTACAAAATATAACTTGTCTTGGTCATTAGGACTGATGGTTATAGTATTTGTACCGCTAGGGCTACCACTTAGAACAAGAACTTTGTATTGTCCGTCTGACAATGCTCCGTCTGTAGTCGTTAACGTATGTGTTGTTCCTGATAAAGTAATAACACCTACACCGTTAATAGCTCTATCCAATATATCCATATTGGTATTGACTGTAGTACCCCACTCTCCTGATTGGTCGCCAATCCCTGGTTTCTCGACTCCAGAATTTGAAGTATAGGTACTAGCCATTATTCAACACCTCGCAGTTCACCATTGTCTCCTCTACGCACAGGTCGTCCTCCGATAGACACTACTCTACCATCAGGGCCACGTTCTATAGTTAAATCAGGAGGAGTCTGTTCTTGTGGAGCTTGTGGAGCCATATTACCTTGTTGTTGCAGTATTGCGTCTAACTTAGCGTTAAGCGGGTCAATCTGAAACATTTGTTGTCTTTGTGTAATGTGGTTAATGCTATCGTTAACTTTGTTGTTAATCTGTTCAATAGCACTGTTAGTAAACTGCTCATACGAATCTTTTAGTGTGTCAACTAAAGTTAGATACTCTATAGGCTGTGTAGCCTCAGATTTTTCTGTAGCAGGTTTACCTGCCAAAGCTTCGGCAGCTTTAGCTTCTTTGTATGCAACTTCAGCAGCAGCTCTTTGCTCTTCTGTTTTAGCCTTAGCAATATTGAGCAGAGCTTCTGACTGATTCCAGATAGCTTCGCCTCTGTCTCTTTCAGCCTCTGCTTCCATTTCAAAATCACGTCTAGCGTTTGTAAGCTTGCTTTCCATAACCTTAAACATAAGAGCTTGTTTCTT